AACTCTTTTTGTTCCATCTAAAAAGAAAACAAAATACAAAACACTGGATGGTGAACATGTTGAATCTGTCGAACCTGGCACAGTTCGCGACTGTCGTGAATTTATCAAGAAGTATGATGGTGTACAGAATTTTGATGTCTTCGGAAATGACAGATATATTTACCAATACATCTCAGAGATGTATCCCGAACCAGAAGTTAAGTTTGATATAAGCAAGATTAAATTAACCACTCTTGATATTGAGGTCAAGTCAGAGAATGGATTCCCTGATGTAGAATCTGCTGCAGAGGAAATACTACTCATATCAATACAGGATTATAATACAAAACAGATTCGCACATGGGGTCAGGGGCCATTTAACAACAAACAAGATAATGTCATTTACAAGTCATTCGATTCAGAGTATGAACTTCTAAATGCTTTTATCAACTGGTGGATGATTGAAGATAATACCCCAGAAGTGATTACAGGTTGGAACATTGAACTGTATGATATTCCATACCTATCCAGAAGACTTGAGAGAGTTCTTGGTGAGAAGTTGATGAAGAGACTTTCACCTTGGGGTCTTGTAACTGAAGATGAAATCTATATTGCAGGTCGTAAAAATATTGCATATGATATTGGCGGTGTAACTCAACTTGATTATCTCAATCTCTATAAGAAGTTTACTTACAAAGCACAAGAATCATATCGTTTGGATTATATTGCAAGTGTTGAACTTGGACAAAAGAAACTTGACCACTCAGAGTTTGATACATTTAAAGATTTCTATACAAAAGGTTGGCAAAAGTTTGTCGAATATAATATCATTGACGTAGAACTTGTTGACCGTCTGGAAGATAAGATGAAGTTGATTGAACTTGCCTTGACTATGGCATACGATGCAAAGGTTAACTATGAAGATGTATTCTATCAGGTAAGAATGTGGGACACAATAATTTACAACTATCTTAAGAGAAGAAATATTGTCATACCACCAAAGAATCGTTCAGATAAATCTGATAAGTATGCAGGTGCATATGTCAAAGAACCATACCTGGCAAATATGATTGGGTTGTTTCTTTTGACTTGAATAGTCTATATCCGCATTTGATAATGCAGTATAATATTTCTCCAGAGACTTTACTAGATACAAGACATCCATCAGTCACTGTTGATAAAATACTTTCTGAAGACATAACATTTGAAATGTACAAAGATAATGCTGTTTGTGCAAATGGTGCGATGTATCGTAAGGATGTTCGTGGATTCTTACCAGAACTAATGGAAAAGATTTACAAAGATCGAACCATTTACAAAAAGAAAATGTTGGAGGCAAAACAACAATATGAAAAAACAAAAACCAAGAAGTTGGAAAAGGAGATCGCAAGGTGCAATAATATCCAAATGGCACGGAAGATCCAACTTAACTCTGCTTATGGTGCTATTGGTAATCAATACTTTCGTTATTACAAACTTGCGAACGCAGAGGCCATCACTCTATCTGGACAGGTATCAATCAGATGGATTGAAAACAAAATGAATGCCTTTATCAACAAAATATTAAAAACGGAGGATGTCGATTATGTCATTGCTAGTGATACTGATTCTATCTACCTTAACCTTGGTCCTTTGGTGGAGGTCATATACAAAGGGAGAGAGAAGACTAATCAAAGCATTGTCACGTTCCTTAATAAGATCTGTGAGATGGAATTTGAAAAGTATATTGAGAGTTCTTATGAAACGTTGGCGAAGTACGTAAATGCTTATGACCAAAAGATGTTTATGAAGCGAGAGAACATTGCTGAACGTGGTATCTGGACAGCAAAGAAAAGATATATTCTAAACGTATGGGATAGTGAGGGAGTTAGATATGAAGAACCCAAACTGAAGATGATGGGTATTGAGGCAGTCAAATCATCAACTCCTGCTGCATGTAGAAAGTTAATTAAAGATGCCTTGAAGATGGTTATGGAAGGAACTGAAGATGAAGTGATTGATTTTATTGCAGACTCTAGAAAGAACTTCCGTTCAATGAGTCCAGAGGAAGTTGCATTCCCAAGATCTTGTAGTAATGTTACTAAGTATAAAGGAGAATCTGACGTCTATATTAAAGGTAGTCCAATTCATGTAAGAGGATCACTGCTCTTTAATCACTATATAAAAAAGAATAATCTGGATACAAAGTATTCATTGATTAATAATGGTGAAAAAATTAAATTCTGTTACTTGAAGATACCAAATCCAATTCATGAGAACGTCATTTCATTTATTCAAGACTTTCCACCAGAATTTGGACTTGACAAGTACATAGATTATGACCTACAATTCGAGAAGAGTTTTGTTGAACCACTCAAAGCAATTCTGGATGCTATACAATGGAAAGTTGAAAGAAAAAACACATTGGAGAAATTTTTTGTATGAAGGATCAAGCATCTGTAGGTAGCGAATCACCTACTGTAAAATATCAAAGAGCATTAGATCTCTTTACAGAGTCAGTTATGAAACCTGACCACGAGTTGCGTGGTTGTGCTCACAATCAAGGTTGTTATGAAGACTTGATGGAGATTAGGGAACATGTTTTGAATTATCTTTCAACTTTGAAATCACCACATAACTACCAAAACCCTGATGAGTCAGATATAATTGAGAGTGAGAAGTTAGAACAAACAGCACCCTTATCAAAATGGCGATAGTGTGCTATAATATTTGAAGATACTTTGATTATGGATTTTTTAAAAGAAATTGTAAAAGAAATTGGTGATGAGTACACCCAACTTGCATCGGAGGTAGAATCAACTGAAGAATTTATTGACACAGGTTCGTACATTTTTAACAGCCTTGTATCAGGCTCTGTATTTGGCGGTGTATCTAGGAACAAGATTACCGCTATTGCTGGTGAAAGCTCTACTGGAAAGACTTTCTTTTCGTTGGCTGTTGTCAAAAACTTTCTGGATAATAACCCTGATGGTTACTGCCTTTATTTTGACACCGAGGCTGCTGTCAACAGGGGACTCCTTGAGTCTAGAGGAATTGATCTCGAAAGGTTCGTTGTTGTCAACGTGGTAACAATCGAAGAGTTTAGATCAAAAGCGTTAAAGTCTGTTGACATATACCTCAAAACAGATAAAGAAAAACGCAAACCTTGTATGTTTGTGCTAGACTCATTAGGTATGCTTTCTACTGAGAAAGAAATTACCGATGCACTCAACGACAAACAAGTCCGAGACATGACCAAATCTCAATTGGTCAAAGGTGCATTCAGAATGCTCACCCTTAAATTAGGTCAGGCAAAAATTCCCCTTATAGTTACAAATCACACTTACGATGTCATTGGTTCTTACGTCCCTACAAAAGAAATGGGTGGAGGCAGCGGTCTCAAGTACGCAGCAAGTACAATCATCCATCTCAGCAAAAAGAAAGAGAAGGATGGAACGGAAGTTGTTGGAAACCTTATCAAGGCAAAGACTGCTAAGTCTCGTTTAAGTAAGGAGAATCAAGATGTTACAGTACGTCTTTATTACGATCAACGTGGTCTTGATCGCTACTATGGTCTTCTAGAGTTAGGAGAACTAGGTGGTCTTTGGAAGAATGTTGCAGGTAGATATGAGATTGATGGTAAGAAAGTATATGCCAAAGCAATATACAAAGATCCAGAATCTTACTTCACTCCTGAATTATTGGAAAAGTTAGACGCTATTGCACAACAACATTTTGCTTATGGAGAAAATTGAACTTACTATTCTTAGAAACTTTTTAATTAATGAGCAGTATTCTAGGAAGGTTCTTCCTTTTGTTAAAGATGAATACTTTGAACTAAGAACAGAAAAAATTATTTTTCAAGAGATTTATAAGTTTATCACTCAATATAATAAGATGCCAACAAAGGAGATTCTTGGTATTGAAGTTGATAATAGAGATGATCTCAGTGGAGATGAATTTAGTGAAGTTAAAACAATCATCAATAACTTTACTGATGAATCTGTCAATGATGAATGGTTAGAAAAAACTACTGAGAAGTGGTGTAGAGATCGTGCTATCTATATCGCACTCATGGAATCAGTACTCATTGCTGATAATAAAGATAAAAATAAAAACCGTGATGCAATCCCATCAATTCTTTCTGATGCTCTTGCAGTAAGTTTTGATAATCATGTTGGTCATGATTACATTGAAGACTATGAAGAACGCTTTATTTCTTATCATGAAAAGAAAACTAAAATCCCCTTTGATCTTGACTTTTTTAACAAAATTACGAAAGGTGGTCTTCCTAATAAGACTCTCAACATCGCTCTTGCTGGGACAGGTGTTGGTAAGTCTCTTTTCATGTGTCACATGGCTAGCGCCAATCTGCTTGACGGATACAACGTACTTTACATTACAATGGAGATGGCAGAGGAGAAAATTGCTGAACGTATTGATGCAAACCTTCTGAACACAAACATCAAAGAGATTGTTGAACTTCCAAAACAAATTTTTGATACTAAGGTAAATAACCTTGTTAAAAAAACTAAAGGCAAGTTAATTATTAAAGAGTATCCCACAGCATCAGCACACTGTGGTCACTTTAAATCATTGCTGAATGAATTAGCCTTGAAAAAATCATTCAGACCTGATATAATATTCATAGACTACTTAAATATATGTGCTTCATCGAGGTACAGAGCAGGTGCTAATGTCAACTCCTACTCCTACATCAAATCAATCGCAGAAGAACTCAGAGGTCTTGCAGTCGAAGCAAATGTACCTATTGTATCTGCTACTCAGACCACTCGCTCTGGTTTTGCTTCTAGTGACATTGATCTTACCGATACCTCGGAAAGCTTCGGTTTGCCAGCTACTGCTGACCTTATGTTTGCTCTCATCTCTACCGAAGAGTTGGAAGGATTAAATCAAATCATGGTCAAACAGTTAAAGAATAGGTACAATGATCCCACTGTTAACAAACGTTTTGTGGTGGGTATTGACAGATCGAAGATGAGGTTGTATGATGTAGAACAGAGTGCTCAACAAAACTTGTCTGATTCAGGACAAGAAGAGATTGAGAAAGTAAATGAAAATTTATCTAAGAAATTTGCTAGTCTAAAAGTATAATACATACATGTGAGAAAGAATTTACTATGACAATAGATTTTGATAAGTACAGTCGTTTCGTGGATGGTGTCACATCCGATTCCAGTAAAGATTTTGTCTATCTTGCTGATCGTCTGGTTGAACTTGACCAAAAGGGTGCCAATATTGAACGTCTTACCACTGCTGGCGTTGGCCTTGCTGCTGAGTCTGGTGAGTTTTTGGAGATTGTTAAAAAGATGGTCTTCCAAGGTAAGCCTTGGACAAATGATAATAGAGAGCATCTTATTATTGAGTTGGGTGACGTTATGTGGTACGTAGCACAAGCTTGTATGGCACTTGAAGTGTCATTTGATGAGGTGATTGAAGGTAATATTAAAAAATTAGAGAAGAGATATCCTGGCGGTCACTTTGATATCCATGACTCTGAAAATCGTGCAGCAGACGACCGCTAAATTTCATCAAGCATTCCCTCTAGTCATATATGAGAAGAAACTTACTGGTTTCTTGAACTTATTATACAAGGGGTATGATGATGCTAAGTTCGATCACACTACAGGTAAGATCACAGGTGAATTAAATGGTAAAGTTCTAGTCCATCAGGACAGGAGACTAGAGCAATTTTTTAGAGCTGTGAAAAAAAGTACAGTAGAGTACCTAGAGCAGTTTGCAATAGATAAGTCTACATTTGATGTCAATTTTGTGAAGACTTGGTTCACTATATGTGATCCGAATCAAACTCTTCCATGTCACTACCACTCATGCTCACATATATCATGGGTGTATTACTTACAGACACCAGGTGACCCCCTAGTATTACATAAAAAGAACCCTAACGAATGGTTTGGAGATGCGTTTAAACTTATTAAAGAAAATAGATTTAACAATGGTGATGGATATGCAATCACCCCTCAACCTGAGCATCTTATTATGTTTCCTGGTCATCTTGAACACTATACTACTGCTGAACCCAGAGAACATAAAAGGATTAGTCTCGCTGGTGACATCGTTTTAACTCTCAAACATAGAACTGATACAGAATCTGGGTTACTACCTCCACAATATTGGAAGCAGTTCTAAATATTATATGCTATAATAAATATTAATATGGCAAAAACAGCAACAACCGCAAAAGCACTTCTTGACCAAGTAAAAAACAAAGGAGAGTATAATGATTCAGCGAGAGACAAGGAGATATTAAAAGATATCCTTGACGAACTGGATGGTAATGTAATACTTACAGATACAGCAGGAGATCCTTTTAAGTGGCCGAACCCATCTGCAAAGGGTAAGACGATTGGCTCTGGAAAGAATAAAATTAAGATAACTACATACAAAATCAACAAGATATACACAGGTGCAGAGGATCTTGAAAATAAATTCCGAAGATTAAAAATACCTAAGACAAGCAGTCAACCAAAAAAGGGAGTGGGATTTATTGTAGGAGAACATCCAGTACAGATAATTTCATCTGGAGCATCAGGAGGGTTACAGGCAGCACAAATAACTAGAATGCAAGAGTTAGGTTCTGCAGTAGTATTCCGACATGTCATCACTAAGAATAAAAACTTTGGAAGTGCTAGAGAAATTGCTGCTGATAAGCAATTGTATGGAGAGTTGTTAAAAATATGGCAAGAGTATAATCAAGATGTTGTAGACATGAGTTGGTTAGAGAGTTTTTATAAGCAACAGTCTGCATTGCTAAGTGAAATTTCTAGACCAAGTGTTCATGAATATAATCGTGAGGGTGGTTTTATGGATTATATTTCAAAAATTATTGGAAAACAATTTAAAATTAGTAAGAAAGATAACTGGGATCCTGCTGACATTTGGTTAATTAGACATGAGGATAGAGCAATAAAAATTATTGATCGTATCATTAAAAAGAGTGGAACAGTAGATGAGTTCAACGCTGTAATGAGATCCTTATTCCACAATCTAAAAAAGGATGCTAGTAAACCTGCTGTATATGGTATCTCATTAAAGAAAATAGGAGCTGGTGATGCACGTATAGAATTATCAAATGCTTCACAAGAGTTCTTTACCTCCCTAGATCAAATTCACATGACATATTTACATACTGTATGTGATTTGTCAATAACAACTAAAGATGGAGTAAGAACTTTAGGAACTCAGGATAGTAAATTTGTTGTAGAGAATGGAGAGAAGGGTAGTTATAGTTTTCAGATAAAAGCAAATGATTCTAAGAAGATTTCTGGTCTAAAATATGAACCTACCATGAAGGGTGCGACTGCTGCTAGAGTAGGAAAGGCAACTGTTGATCTAGTGGTGGATAAAATGTCAACTCCTTACTATAATAAAACATTTAATAAATCTTCATCAGCATATCCAGAGACTGCTGCACAGTTTGAGAGAGAAGAATCAACATATAAAACTAGAATATCAAATGTAATTTCAAAAGCACACGTAACTAGCAATGTTAAAAATGTAGAAGAAGCTATTGATAATCTTTACACAACGTTTGGAACACAACCTCATGTTGCAAACAGTAAATTACAACAAATAACATGGTTGGATCAAATATTAAGTTTACCAAAAGATAAATTAGATTCTTTTGCTACTGATCTGGTATTCATAGCAAAGAAAGAAGGTACAAGATACGGTCCTTTCGCAAAAATATTCTGATGTCAAAGAATACTCACCTAGAACACCTAGAAGATAGCATCTTATTAGACGGAGAGCAAGGTGCTAATGATGCTTTTATGTTTTTAGATGAGTTAGCAAGAGTATTTTCAGGAGTACAGAAGAATAACTTTAAAATTACTACAAAATGGGATGGTGCACCTGCTGTATTTTGTGGGATACATCCAGACACTAAGAAATTTTTTGTAGGATCAAAATCTGTATTCAATGTCAATGCAAAAATTAATTATACCGCAGAAGATATAGATGCGAATCATGGTAGTTCACCTGGTCTTGCTGCAAAGTTAAAAGACTGTTTAAAATATCTACCAGAATTAGGTATACAAGGTATGGCACAGGGAGACTTGTTGTTTACTGATGATAAAGAGAGGAAAAAAATTAATGGAACTAACTGTTTAATATTTCAACCCAACACAATAACCTATTGCATACCAGAAGAGGACGCATTATATGAGAAAGCATCAAAAGCAAGACTTGGTGTAGTGTTTCATACATCATATAGTGGTAAGAGTATGGATAGTGTGCAAGCAAGTTTTGGGTATGATGTATCACAACTAAGCAATAGTAAAAATGTCTTAGTTTTAAGTGCAGAGACAGGTCAGTTGGGTAGTGATATATTATTGACTCAAAGTGAGAAGTCATCTCTAGATAAATTAAAAACTGAAAGTGTAAAATCATTATCAACCGCATCATCATTCTTAAATACAGTAGCAGAGCAGATAAAAACAAAAGATCAACTAGTCATAGGAACTAGACTAAAGATATTCTTTAACAAATACGTGCGTGAGGGTAGCAAACTACCTAGTGATAAGATATTTGTCAAAGAGTTTCAAGAATATTTTGAGAAAGAAGTAAAGAAGGCAGCAGATAAAGTTAAGACACCCAAAGCAAAGGCATCAAAACTTGCTAAGTTGTACGATGGTTTAGATATGATAAAGGATCAAGAAAAAGAATTGAAAAGCACAGTGAATCTATACTCTGCACTACAATCTGCAAAAGAAATGTTCATACGTAAATTAGAAAAGGGTGAAAGGTTTGGAACATATCTACGAACAGAGAATGGATATGATATTACTGCACCAGAAGGTTACGTTGCTATACAAGATGGCACAAACGCAGTGAAATTGGTTGATCGTTTATCATTCAGTGTGGCAAACTTTAATGTAGAAAAGAACTGGGTCAACGGAGATACTAAGCAATGAAGAAAGTAGTATTTGCATATGGTAGATTCAATCCTCCTACCATAGGGCATGAAAAACTTATACATGCAGTAGAAAGACAGGCAAGAGGTGAGGATTGGTTAATCATACCCACACAATCTGTTGACCCAAAGGATAATCCTCTACCATATGATGTTAAAACAAAGTATATGAAGATGATGTTCCCACAATACGCTGATCATATAGATGATAAAGCATGCTGCAGAACTCCTGTAGATGTTATGAAACATCTTATGATGAAAGGGTATAGCGATGTGGTATTTGTGGTTGGTTCTGATAGGTTAGGTCAGTTTGGTTTCTTAGAAAAGAACAATAGAAAGGATGATTACTCATTTAATAGTATAGAAATAGTATCTGCAGGGGAAAGAGATCCAGACGCGGAAGGTGCTTCTGGAATGTCCGCATCTAAGATGAGAAAAGCAGCAAAGGATGTAAAAACTTCTGATTTTATGGCAGGAATACCAGACTCATTATCATCAAAACAGAAGTTAGAACTTATGAAAGAAGTTAGAAAGGGAATGGGTTTATAAATAACTTTGATATGTACATCTATATTCATGAAAAGTCTTTCAGACTTCACCAAGAAATCCAAAGTTGCGGAAGCAAACATCACCAGAGACAAGTTCTATAAGAACGAAGTGTATAAAAAAGGTGAGTGGGTTCTTACTGAGCAAGGACAGGTTGGTAAAATACACCGCAGAGGTCCTAACTACGTATTATGTCTTACAGCAGAGAACACAAAGTTCCGCAGTTGGATTACAGACATAAAGGAAGTTTTTGAGATTGGAACTGACGCATATCGAGAGTATGTAATGTCTATTACACCTGGTCAAAAGGTTCAAAAACCTAAGAACACCGTCAAGGTGCCAGAGGTTATACCAAGCAAACACCCTACAAATAAGATGGATAAACACGAGTCTAAAAGTCTAGCACAGGTAGCTGCTGAGACTATGCTAAACCCTAAATTCAAGTCTATGAAAGAGACTTGGAGATACGATTACTCTGCTAAGATAGGTAACACAGACGTAAAAGGTCTTGGTGCACAAGGTGTCGGTGGCGGTGACGCACCTGGCATGAAACTTGCGGAACCAGAGGGCGGTAAAGGCAAACCAACCATCAAAAAGGTACAACATTCCTGTGCTACTAAAGTAGAGCATAGTGAGTGGGGTAAGGGCAACTGCTTAAAAGAGATGCATACACTCGATGAAGAAGGTAACATCACACATTACGATGTTATGTTTGAGCATGGACTAGAGCAAGACGTTCCAGTTCCTACACTAAACATACTTGTAAGTGAGATGCATGAGCATGTAATCAACGACGAGAAAAACGAAATCAACGAGAAGAATCTTGATCCAGTTAATCCAGTCGCTGTGGGTAAGAAGTTTAAGAACAGAAAAGATAAAGATATAGACAATGATGGTGATACAGATAGCAGTGACGAGTATCTTCATAAGAAGAGAAAAGCAATCTCTAAGGCAATGAAGAAAGAGCATCATCAAAAAGATGCTGATGGTAAAGTCATTGAGCATGAAGTGGAAGATACTACACCCGCTTCAGTAGAAGAAGAGAAGAAAGGTCTCTATGCTAACATCCATGCTAAGAGAGCAAGAGGTGAATCACCCGCAAAACCTGGCGATAAGGACTATCCTGCTAAGGATGCTTTCAAGAAGGCAGCAAAGACTGCTAAGAAAGAAGAGGTAGAGGTAGAGACTGAGAGCATGGCACAAGCACGTAAGAATGTCGGTGCATCTACATGTTGGACAGGTTATAAAGCGAAGGGAACTAAGATGAAGGGTGGTAAGAAAGTACCAAACTGTGTTAAGGAGTTCTCTGAGTGGAGAGCGATAGCTGAAAAAAAGTAGCAAGCAGTTCTGTCGAGATCATGCCTGAGTTGGATGATCCAGACGGGATGAAGAGAGAAGGAGAAAAGAAGATGCCGAAGGTTCCGAAACAAAAAGTTAAGGAAGCTTGCAATCAAAGCAAAGGTGGTGTAGACTGTCCTATACACGGAACTAAAGAGTGCCCATGACATATAAAGCATCTGATAAGTTTACCCCATATGATTGGTGGTTCGATAAAAACGTACCACAAGCACAGTATGGGAGTCTACAGTGTTGGTTGTATAAAGAGAAGCAAGAATATATTAATGCCTACGATATGTTGTTAGGCAGTTGTTATTATCAAATTAAATGGGGATGCGGAAGTGAGGAAAATCTGGCAAGAGGATGCGATCAGTAGTCTGTCTTCTTACAAGAATTTAAAAGAACAGTATAAAGAAATAATACCAGAGATAGTAAAGTTTGTAGAGGTTAATCAACCTATACTATCAGAGTGGGTATTAGATCAGTGGGTAGAAGATAGAAATTTAGGAAGAGTGCAACTATGGGAAGGTGACTGGAGAGTAATTCCTATGCCACTTAACGTAGTAGGAACTACAGCAACAGAAGAGGACTTTGAACTCAGCGAAATGGTATCATTCGTTGAGTTATTTAATACTACGGTAGAAAAAGTGCAGGAAATTCTACCAAAACTTACTGATAGTATGCGAGAGTTATGTCCTACATTCTATAATGCTATAAAAGAAGATGTAGATTGTGAGTTACTCAAGTCATGTACCATAAGTAAGTTGTCGCCTGGCACAAAGATAAATCCACACAACGGTGACATAGATTCATTACGTCTACACTTTCCTGTAGTAACAGATGCATGTGCATGGTTATGTGTGCGAGGTAGAAAAAGAACATGGACGGTAGGAGAACCATTTGCCTTTCATGATAACGATAAACACTGGGCACAACATCATGGTTTGAAAGATAGAATTGTAGTCATATTAGACTACTCATTGTCACAATTAGAGTGGGCTAAGGGTATTACCATAGAAAAATGGGAAGAAGAACCTGCTATATAATATAGTATATACGTCTTAATCATGACTAAATTTTTACTCCCTATTGCTATCAATATCATTGATAAAGCGGTAGATAAGATCCCAGAGGATCTAGAAGGCAAGATCAAGGAGTTTGTAATTGGACTTCTTAAAAAAGCAGCTGCTAAATCAGGCAACAAAGTTGATGACCAACTAGTTGCAGCACTTGAAAAGGCACTACTTGAATAAATATAACATAGACAACTTTTAAAATCGGAGATTGCCATGTCGCTTTATGGTAAGGACGACAGTAACGCCAATAAAACCAAAGCGGGTATTGGTGTCGCTGCTAGTTCAAACACAAAAACAATAGTGTTCATTGATGACACTGAAGCACAATTAGCTGAGAACAAAGCTAGAGGTGTTGGTTCACCTGGTTGGCATAGTTTCTATACATACACAGACATGCACGGTAAGACCCGTACTAAGTCAGAGTTGTTAGTTTCTATTGCAGGACCTGAAGCAAACGCATCAGAGACACAATCTGATGATACAATCGGAGCAGATATTACATCTGTAATCACACCTGGTACAGTTGCTTCTGTAACAACATACGCTCCTGCGGGTGCTGTTGCTACATTTAGTGACAATGGTGCTGCTGATGGATCTAGAACTGCTGGTACATATACAGTTACTAACGCTGCAGGTTCATCATCTGGTACAGGTGCTGACTTCACAGTCGTAGTTGCTGCTAACGGTGATCCAACTATCACTCTTGTATCTGGTGGTACAGGATACGCTGATAGTGAGACAATAACAATCGCTGACGCATCACTTGGTGGTGGTGGCGGTGCTGCTGTTGTCGTTACTGTAACTGCTGCTGCAACAGCTGCTGCTACATTCACATTGAGTGGAGCATCATCTACTGGTTCAGGTGCATCTCTTACATACCAATGGCAGAGAGCAGAATCTGGTTCAACCAACTACAAGGACTTATCTGGTAAGACTTCAGCAAACACTGGATCCCTTACAGGACTTACAGTTGCTGCTGACAATGGTGCACAGTATAGATGTGTTGTTAACAACAGCATTGGTGGTGTTACAAAGATCAGTACTGCAGGAACACTAACTGTAACAGACAGAGCATAATGTATGAGATTTGATGAATTGAACGAGGATAATTATATCCTCTTTGCTATTAAAAATTATGATAATCCACAGGCAGCAACAAAAGAAGATTTTTTTGAGGACATGAGACGCTTTAAGTATATTAAACGTCTCCTCAAGAAATATCATAAAGGAACTGAGGTCAAACTCAGTTTGTTGCTTAACCATATTATTATAATATACAATGTATTTGGTGACGCTGCACCACATCTACTCTTCTATAAAATGGAGAGAGATTACTGGTCAGATATCAAGGCAATCATGTTGTTCTTGAACAAATATCCAGAGATGGAAACTGCTAGTCTGAAAGAGATAGCAGTAAATGACTGTATCTTAGAGGAGCTTAAAAACTTATGATGGGTAGTGCAGGAATCACTAACGTCGGACCTATCAATACACCAACCACAGGAAAGGGTGCTATTGCAGGGTTTGATCCTATCATGAATGCATCTAAGCGTAGGACTAAGAAACGCAAGAAGATGGAGTCTGCGGGTAAGCAATGGGATCATCGTAGAAGAGATCCTACCTACATAGATGGTAGGAGTAAGCAAGCACGTAACCTTATCAAACGTTTAACTAAGAAAAAGAAAATGGCAGAAGAAACATTACTCGAATACGGAGGCATGGACGATAATAAGTCTGGTGGTTCCTCTGGTGGTGACAATACTAGTCAAGCGTACAAGTTCATTGCACAAAAACGTAAGGTAGCAAAGAAGCAAGAACGTGAAAAGAGAGCACAGAATCGTAAGCAAGAGATTCAAACAATCTCTCGTGCAAAAGCATCTGACTATCAGAAAAAAGCAAAAGATAGACAGAAAAAGTTAGCAACCACACTCGCTACTAAGAAAGAAGAGTGGGATGGTATCGTGTATATGGAGAGTCTCTTCGAGCAACTAGAGAACGAGAATGAGAATCCAATATATTACTTCTTTAACGATGAGTCTGAACTAGAGGTGACAAACGAGCAAGCATATGATATAGTAGAGAAGTTCGGTTCGCTATCTGATGAGAACAAGGAGATGTTTCTTGACAAGATCGCAGAGAGTAAGAACTTTTTAAATCATATCATCCGTTTGTGATCCATAGAGTTAAAACTTTTACTGAAGAAGACTGTAATAAAATAGAAAAAACTGTAGATGACCTAGATAAGTTATGGGTCAATAGAAGTTGCGAACGTAGATTTTCGTTCGAGACTGAGACAGTAATCAGTAGAGCACCCTTCTGGACGTTGGGTGCTGTTTCTTATTTGGATAGTGTTGCTAGTCCTGACAGGTACAACAAGCATAAGAACTATCTAAATCCTGTGCTACGAAAAAAATTTACTTGGATTTATGAAATCATCTGCGAAAAATTACAAAGAGAATTTGGCGAACCTGTGGTCATTGACAAGTTTCTTGCTCATCCTGGTTTTCATATTTTCGCTACAAAAACTGGGAGTGTTCTCCGACCAGAGTACGTAGAGTTGTTTCAAGAACCACTAGGAAGTGTTCATGTTGACGTGCAGTATGAAGAACACTATGAGTATTGGAATATATTTAAAGAGGTTGATCTAGAAAATACTTTATCATTCACCATACCTATCAATCTACCTACACATGGTGGTGGATTATATACATGGGAGGATGAGGTTGATCCTAAACTGTTCAACTACACAACAAATGATACTAAACTGAGTGAATTAGAAAGTCCCTCCGTCTCGAATTTATATAATAAGGGTGAGATGGTATACTTTATAGGTCATTTGCTACATCAGATGATGCCAGGTAGGGATTTACAACCTACAGACAGGAGAATTACTGTGCAAGGACACGGTATAAAATGCGATGGGGTGTGGCGGCTCTACTGGTAATAAATACCTTGTATGGCAGAAAATATTAACACAGCAATAATAGAAAGACTAGAGAAAGTTGTTGAGACCCTACAGGAGAACTCTGTAAAGATGGGTCAACTTCTTGCTGTGCATAATGAGAAGTTAGATAAGCAAGATAGAGTTGATGAGGTATTGTTTGAGAAGTTAGATAACCTCAACAAAGATATGAATAGAGAGACGTTAGCAATAAAGAAGGGATGCGAGAGAGATATTAGAATGGTAGATGACAGACTCAGAGTAATGGAGAAGAAGATGTGGAGTATCTTCGGAGCACTCAGCATCATATCATTCCTTGTAAGTCCAGTAGGACAAAGAATGATTAAACCCATATTGACAAATGGTGACGCATCTGCTATGATTACTGAACCACTAGGTTCAGATGAGTTACCTCGACACAAAGTATATTAATCTAGCATCTGCGTCATTGCAGAAATATAAAAAGGTCAAGAATGGTCTATGGACTTTTCGCTGTCCTTATTGTGGCGACTCAAAAAAGAATAAGAATAAGACTAGAGGATACATCTTCTCGGTCAAAGGGGATCACGTGTTTAAGTGTCACAACTGTGGCATCACGAGATCCTTTTCTAACTTCTTGAAAGACCATGTTCCCCATGTATATGATGAGTATATCATGGAAAGATATAAGGAAGGAACGATAGGAAAGAACGTACCTAAACCTGACCTTACACAGTTTATTTCCAAACCAAAGTTTGAAAAGAAAACCGTTAATCTTGAACCTCTTTCTCGTCTAAATAATTTTCACGTGGCGAAGAAATATATCCTCGATAGAGGTATACCAGAGAACAAATTAGACCGATTGTTTTACTGTCCTAACTTTAAGGAATGGACTAACACACAGAAGCACACATTCTCGGATACCACTAACGATGAAGAAAGAATTATCATCCCTTTGAACGATACTGATGGAAACCTCATAGGTTTTCAAGGTAGATCTTTGTCTCCAAAGGCAAAGATGAGATACATTACAGTCATGCTCGATGAGGATGCACCAAAACTATACGGATTAGATCACATAAACAAAAATGAAACAATTTATATCGTCGAAGGTCCTCTCGATTCCTTCTTCTTGGAAAACGCGGTTGCTATGTGCGGTTCCGATGTTGATATTAGGTCGTTTGGTTGGAGCGATTATATTTGGGTTTATGATAATGAACCTCGCAGCAGACAAATCACAAACAAAATCTCCAAGTCCATTGATGCAGGAGATGCAGTCGTCATCTGGCCAAGATCCATAAAGGAGAAAGATCTTAATGATATGGTAACATCTGGCATAAACGTCAGAAATGTGATACAATCAAATGTGTATCAAGGATTAAAAGCAAAACTACAATTATCAAGTTGGAAAATATGAGCAATGGAATAACTGTCATCAAGAGAAACGGTGACAAAGATTCTTTGAACCTAGAGAAGGTTCATAAAATGGTAGAGCATGCCTGTGAAGGTCTAGCAGGGGTCTCTGCAAGTCAAGTAGAGATCAGCAGTGGCATACAGTTCTTTGATGGTATTAAGACCAGTCAGATACAAGAGATACTTGTCAAGTCTGCATCTGATTTAATTTCATTAGAGACACCTAACTATCAGTACGTTGCGTCAAGGTTATTACTATTTGATTTACGTAAAGCATTGAATAATCACTACGAGGATCATCCTCCTATCCTAGAGCACGTCAAGAAGTGTGCTGAGTTAGATGTGTATGACAAGACAATCATAGAAAAATATACAGAAGACGAATGGAAAGAGATAGATAGTTACATAGATTATAATCGTGATTACCTATTCAGTTATGCAGGGATGCGTCAAGTTGTTGACAAGTATCTTGTACAGGATAGAAGCAGTGGTGAATTGTATGAGACACCACAGCAAATGTATATCATGATTGCTACCACATTGTTCCAACAATATCCAAAAGAAACGAGACTCGATTATGTCAGAAGATACTACAACGCAATCTCAAAACACAAAATCAACATTCCTACTCCAGTTATGGCGGGTGTTAGGACGCCACTCAGACAATTTGCAAGCTGTGTTCTTGTTGATGTTGATGACACCCTCGATAGCATTTTTAGCAGTGACATGGCTATTGGCTACTATGTTGCACAAAGGGCGGGCATCGGTATCAACGCGGGTAGAATCCGTGGCATCAACGCTAAAATCAGGGGTGGAGAAGTGCAGCACACAGGTGTTGTCCCTTTCCTCAAAAAGTTTGAGGCAACTGTCCGATGCTGCACTCAAAATGGCATTCGAGGTGGAAGCGCGACAGTCCACTTCCCAATCTGGCATCAAGAGATAGAAGATATCATCGTCCTAAAGAATAACAAAGGGACTGAGGATA